CGGGACGTCAGTGTAAGTATACCACCGATCCGCGACGGCGAATAGGGGATAAAAATGTGTGTCATCCGGGTCCTGCAGTCGCCATTTCGCTGGTGGTGTACGTTTAGCCTCGACAATGTCTTGGATTTGTCGCTCATTGAGAGGGACTTGTTGAGACACGATGGGAAGCTCGATGTTGGGATCAATCCAAGCCGGTAGGTAGTAGATCATCTCGGATTTATGGACGTAACGACGGGTGAGCGGCAAAGCGTCAGGGTTACGTGCCCAGATGCAATTCGCTATCTCGTGGTGGGCGAGGATAGTGATGTTCCATCTGTATTCGCGAGGAGTCTTATGGGTGGGGAAAATGCGTTGACGACAGGCTTCCATTAGGATGCTGTCTACGATTCCCCATGAGTCAGATATACCACTTATCATTGCAGAGACGACGGTCGTGTTGGCAATGAATGATCGGATAGATCCAGGGGAGTTTGGCCTATTAAGCTGAAAGGTCTGATTCCATTCGAATGCATCCTCTGGTGTGCGCTTAAATAGGTCGGTGTATTTTTCGGCCTCCTGGTGAAACTCGGAGATGTTCTTGGATCTCGCGAGAATAGCCAGAAGGAGTTTGGTGTTGTTTTTATAGATTGAAGAAGACATATTTGGAGTTATTGTATAATTCAAGGGTTTGAGAGATACGAAATTCTGAGCTGTCAATATTTGATTTCTGTAAGAAGTTTCAAATCGTCTCGGGCGTGGAGTGTTTACGCGTTGCCACGTCATTTCCACGGCTGCGGGGTATGTGATAGGTATGTGTTGGATTCGATGCTTGTTAGCAAAAGCTACAAGTTCGCGGGCATATCTATCATACACCTCTGAGCCGTGAGGGACTAAATCAAGTCCCACGGCCACATATTGTTCGTAGCGTCCTGCTATTGAGCGATCGGTGGTCCATTCCAAAGCTGAGGAAAGAGAACTAGTTTTCAGCTTTGGGATCTTAAAGGTCGGGTGCTCGGGACAGGGAACGAAATGGCGTGAACAAAACGTTGCCTCGTCAATGGAGACATAAGCGGCCATCTCGCCGGTCTTTTGTGAGGGCGTCAAGTCTACGTTGAAGTGGGACTTCAGATGTTTCTGGATAGTAATCCCGTTGAACTGGTCAGCAAAGCGAGGATTTATAGTTGCCAGGACATCATCACC